CATATCAGACTTGTAGAAATCATAAGAACCTCTACGGAATCCAGAGAAACCTAAGTTAAGTGCCATATCCTCTGAGTTGTCAAATACTCCGTAAGAAGTACCACCAGCTCCATAAGAATTCATAGAAGCTAACATGTCATCCATTGCTAACGAAGTAGCTCTGTTTACAAACATCATGTTTTCTTCAATAGCACCTTGATTATCAAACTCAGCTAAGATAGCGTCAAATTCTGCTAAATCAACAGCAGCGTTAACACCAGTAACACCAGAAGTAATATTACCTCTATCAGTGATAGCAGCAAATAAACCTTGTGTACCTACGCCTGCATCAGAAGAAGCACCTAAAGTTGTATCAACAACCGTTGAGTTGGAACCTACAACGCTTTCAAGCATCGCCATCTCTAAGTAATCAGTAAATCTAGCTCTAGTATCAGCCTCAGCTTTTAAGTACCATAAGTAACCACCAGAACCTTCTTCTGTTGAAACTTCAACCCAACCAATTCTAGAAGCATCAGATCCTGAGATCTCATAGTAATCTTTTAAAATGATTGGTTTGTTAGTAAATGATTTGAAAGTAGCCTCGTTAGCTGGAGTACGTGAATCAGCAGCAGAACCATTACCATCAAGGTAAGCTGTTCCTTTCGCGTGTTCAGAACCAACAACTAATAAAGTTGATCCACCAGTAGTTGTAGCGTGACCAGTTAAATCAGCTTTGTCATACGGTTCAACTTGTATAACAGCTGTGTCAGAATCTACAACTAAACATTGTGTAACGATACCAGCACTTGCGATAAGTACAACATCACTCGCTCTAACACCGTGATTAGCTAATGTAAACGCTGGTGAAGATGATGCATTGTTACCATCAATATCACTAGTCACAGTAAATGTACCGTTTGTAGAACCAGATACAGCTACTGTACCTTTTACTGAAATGTGTAGTCTTGATTGTTCAGACCAAACAACCTGATCGGATGTCATAGCCTCTTCAGCACCTACTTGGTTAAGAAAACCTGAAATTGTTCTTTTTCCGAACACCTCAGCTTCTTTTTCCATAAGGTCTGGTAAATATTGTTGCGCCCAACCACTAGTAGCGGTAGACGTAAAATCGATATAATTTGAAGATAATGTTTGTTTCTGTGAAGAAGGAACACTATTCAAATTACTTCCTGCAGTAATTGCCATTTTTAATTTGTTTTAAATTGTTATTTGTTTTTATTTTTGATCTTAAACTTAAAATCAGAAGAATTATCACCTAACACTTTGAACTTCATACCACCTGTTTCAATTTTTCCATGACTTTGTCTTGGATTCATATCAACGTTTTTAGATTTAGCAATACTATTTTTTATAGCATCAGCTTTTCCTTGTTCATAAAAGTGTTTCGCAACAGCGTCAGCATTCATTGCTGTATATAGAGATTTATGATAACCCTTAGCATCTGATAATGTAGAATTTTTATCTAAAAACTTTTTAGTAAAATTATTTATATCACTCTGAGTTGTTTTAACCTCTTCAGCATTGTTTACATTAAATCTGTATTTTTTATCACCGACGTTGTATTCAAAACCTTTGAATTTGTCGTTAAAAACTTGTTCAGTTTTTTGCGTAAAAATATCAGTATTCTTTTTAACTGCTTTTTGATTTGCCTCTGACTCCTTGTTGTACCTATTAAAGAAATCAACTGCTTTCTGCTGCTCGTTAGTGAGCTTACTTCCAGCTTTAATTTCTTCATAGTATTTAGACTTTTGCCCGTCTAGGTGGCTTTTAGCGCTGGCAACTTGCTCTTTAAGCGCTAATTTCTTTCTACGTATATCTCTATCGTCGTCTACATCTTCGTCGTAAGAGAATCTGTCTTCCATAAGGAAGTTAATTTCTTCATTATTTAAATGAGGTTTTGTTTGCTTATAGTATTCGTATAATAGATTTTTGTCATCTAATTTACTGTAGTCTTGATTAAGCTTAACATAATCATTTAAATCACCTCCAGTTTCTTCCATAAAGTCCATTAACTTTTGAATATTTTCTGGTAGTGGTTTACCGGTAGCTTCAGCTTCCGCAACAGCTTCTTGAATCTGCTCTTCAACTTCCTCAACCTCTTCTTCGGTAACTTCTTCTAGTACTGGAGTTTCCTGTGTTTCTGCTTCCGGTTGTACTTCTTCTTGTTCTTGTGTGGACTCGGCATTTTCAGGCTCTGCAACCACTCCGCTGTCGTCAGCGTTATCTTCTTTAACTTCATTTTCTTTAGGTATTGGTGGTTTACTTAAATCTACCTTCATAACACTATCGTCACCAGCAGATTCAAATTTACTTTCATCGACTTTTTCAGTCGTTTCTTGGGTAGTCTCTTCGACTACGTTTTCATCTTTTTCTTCCATAATATAATATAATAATAATTAATAAAATTTATCTAGGGTCAAACGCTCCTAAATCAAATCCTCCACCTAGTATATCATTACCTGCGGATTCAAAGTTTTTAGGTGGTTTTCCACTATTTCTTTGTTCAATCATTTCAGATTGTTGTGTAGCTTGTATCTTTGTTCTTTCGTCTTTACGATCTTCTTTTTGTTTTTCTCTTTGAGCTGTTCCGTCAACCTCAATACTTTTTAACTGCATGTTGTATTGAAACTCTAGTTGCATCAGTTCTTTTTTCATTTGAACCTCTTGCATCATTTTTTGAGAATCAATTTGAGCTTCCATTTGCATTAATTCAGCTTTACCAGCATTTATAGCTTGGTTTTTCTGAACATCAGCTTGAGCTGCGGCTTGTGCTGATTGTTGATTAAGTTGGGCTTGCTGTTGCATGTTTTGCTGTTGCATAGCTTGATCTCTATCCATTTTCTTTTTTCTACGTATCTTAAGTAGTTGATTAGCTAACCTAACACTTCTTATTTCTCTAAGATCAATAGCATCTTCTAACTCTATAGTTTGTTGTTGTAAAGCCATTTGAATATTATTTTCTAAAACAGCTTTTTCTTCTTCATCTGGCATTAGTTCTAAAAATATACCAAAGTCATACAAGTGAAGGTTTTTCATTTCTTCTAATGTAGCGACGTTATGCGTACCTATAGCTTGTATAAAAGCATCTCTTGTTGGAGAGTATTCTATAATATCAGATATTCTAAGTGATAAACACTCTGCTGTTTCTGCTGTTAAAAATAAACCAGCTTGTAATATATGTCTCGTAGCCGTGTTTGAATTAGCGGCTGCTAACTTCTGAACTCCAACTAAAGCATTTTTATCCGGTATACTACCATCTCTAGCTTCGTTTAACCCAGTCACATCTCTTATCATTTGAAGATAATAATTATAATTACCAATAAGAGCTTGCATTTTATTTCCACCAGATCCAGAAGTAATTTCTTGAATAGGTACTTTACCTGGATTCATATCACCGTCTTGAGTAAATGATCTACCTATAACAGATCCTGTTTGGAAGAACATGTTTAAAGCTTCTTGTGGATTGTAGTTTGTTCCATTACCAAGATCAACCTCGGCTAATCCATCAGCATCTAAGTAAACACCATCTGGAACCATTCTTGACATTACTTGTTGTAACTTTAAATGAGTTAACTGAATCATATCAGCAAAACCAGTTATACGTTTTACTAGCGAATCAATTTTACCGTTATATATTCTAGGTGCTACTATAGCATAATTCATTTTAACTTTTGTAAAATCACTTTTTGGACGCATCATATTTTTTGACATCTCCCACTTAAGTAATTTATTAGTACCAAGTATCATCGCGCCGTCGTAAAGACACTCAATAGATCGTAACATTTTGCTATACCCACCTTCTTTATCTGTAGGAGGATTAAATGAATCATCTTTAGATATAATTTTATCAGCTCCACTCCCAGTTTCTTTCATTTTATAAACCTCATTCATGTAGGTTTTATAATTAAAATATAAAACTTGGATAGTATTATTATCTTCTTTATCGTAAGTATGCGTTGAATTATAATTAGATCTATTATTAGATTTATTTTTCATTATATCTTCAAGATCACTTTCGGACAAATGAGGAAATTGTTTTGCTAATTCGTTTACAGGTATAGTTTTGACTTCACCAACATAATAAATATCATCAAAATTAGGAGAGTCTGTATAAGAGTAAACAAGGTTAGCTGGATCAACATAGTCTACAACCACTCCTTCCGAGGTGTTGAATGATGTTTTTACAGCTCCAATACCTAACACTGTTAAATCATAATAAAACCTTTTCTTTATTAACTCGTAGTTATTACCATCAAACAAAACATTTAAAGCTTGTTCCTCCGCTAACTCCACCGCTTGCTTGTAACTTAATTGCATGTGAAGAGCTAACTCTTCTTCAGATTCTGGTAATTCTTCTTTTTTATTTTCGTATAAATCAATGTTAAAGTTTTCCATAGCAGCGTCGTTAAACTCTCTACTTTGCATATCTCTAACTATAGATTCCATATACTCTGTTCGCTTTTCAATACCAAAAGGATCTTGTGAATAAGCTTTTATATCGTATGTTCTTTCAGCTATACCATTAACAACAATATCTACAAACTTAGATATAATTGGAACTGGTTTCCAGTCTAAATTTAAATAGGACAAATCACCGTTTATA